AATCAGACATTTCTTGCATAAGCTTCAAAAGGCTGGATATGTCTTTTTGGCTGGTTACTATCATAAAGTCATCTATCCCATATTTTTTAGATATGTCTCTAATCTGCTGCTTAACTTCTTCCATATTGCCACGGATCAAATGCTCTCTTTTTTCCCAAATAGAGGGTTTTAGTCCTTCATTTGTTGCCCATGATTGATAATGATATTCTATTTCTGAGTCCAGTTCTTCTTTGGTTTCCCTAATAAGGGGATCAATACATAAAACTAATTTGGTATCTTTTGCTTTAGCATAATTTTCTTCTATCTTCCAATGATCAAAAATAATATAATCTGTCCACCTGTTCCCAAGTTCAAGTGTAATTGGTGAATTTGCTATTGTATAAGAAATTAGATTTTCTGGTTTCATATAAGAAAAAAATTTTTCTGCCCATTTATCTGTAAACTCTATTCTTTTTTCAATGGTATTTATTAATGATTCTTCAAGGTTATACATCTTAATTGCTGCTTGTTCTTCATCTTCAAGCATTTTGCCAGCTACCATATTAAATGTTAATCTGTCTCCATAAGCCTGTTTCATTGTATTAAAAAATCTAATTGCATACTCTGGGCTTAAGGTATAAGGCCTAAATGCCATCATAAATTTAAGATTTTTTGTTAACCTGATCATTATTGGTAAAAATGGAACATAGTCTGGTGACCCTGTCGAGTAGGTTAAAAGAACAGAATAGGCTTTTGATTTTTCTAAAGTCCTTGCCATTTCAACTAATTTATCTTCTGTGTTGCCAAAACTAAACCTATGCATCCAATGAAATTTCATTTTTTATTTTCTTTATATGAATTAAAAAATTGTTCTGCCCAATATGTATGGTATGGAATTCCAGAATGCCCACGGTCTCTGGCCGACAGATCTTTTGTATTGTATCCAGACTCTTCCGCCCATTTATAAAAATTTTTGACATTACCAATATCTACATAGCTATTAAATAAACCACTTTCTCTGATAGTTGCGGAAGCATATTGATCCCAAGTTCCCCACAAAAAATTTATTCCCATTACTTTGCAAATCTGTTCCATTAACATTATATTATGAATTGAGTTTATAACAAAGTCAGATTTTCTTTCATCACTCATATATTCATGAATCATAAGTTTCCCGTTTGCTATTGCCGATTGTCTCATTGCCTCTTCGGGCAAGTTGTCATCTATAAAAAAAGAATCAGAGTCATTAATTGCTGCATCTTTAAATTCTTTTAAAAAGAATTTATCTTTAAGATTGTATGAAGCCATTGTTTCTAAGCCAATTTTTTGTTCCCAAAATTTTTTTATATCGTTCCATTTATAATGTCTATAAAAGTCTGGATAGTTGACGAATAAATTATTTGGTTTCCCGTACTGTTGCATGTAGCTAATTATTTGCCTATTTATTGCAGAGATACCAACGGCCCGAACTCCTACGTTAAAAAATCCAGAACATGGCTCTTCATTTATAATTTTTTTATATAATTGATTTGCCCAAATATTTTCTAATTTATTCCCAAGACCCTCTGTTTCAGAGCAGCCAGCAAAAAGAACATGTGTTCCAGAATGATTGTTTGTGAATTCGTCTGACCGCAGCCCTGCAGAATTATAACTATAAGTAAATTCGTCATCTTCTGGGATCCCCAGTTTTTCTTCATGTATCATTAATTTAAAACTTGAGTTTGGGTTTTGAAAACTAATTAATCCTTTAATAAATGGGGGCCCAGAAAAGTTTTCTTTTTTGTATATATTAATCTTTTTGTTCATGCTCTTCTCCCTCAAACTCTATCATTCCGTGCTGCCTTGCTATTTTTTTTGCCCCTTCCGTTAAAGTAATTGTTGCTTGAAGATTTTCATCATACTCTACAGAAATCAAATCTTTTTCATAAAGATCAAGAAGCGTCTCGTCTATATAATCTTTATGTGATTGCCATAGCTCTGGGGCTAGTTCTTCCGCTTCATCTGTAATTTTAAAAATTATTTCGCCGTATTCATCAACGCCAGATATTTCAATAGCACCAATTTCAATGTAATATTCTAAATCTCTGTCAAACTGTTCTTCTGAGTATTCCAAAATATCTCCTTGTACAACAGGTAGGACTCGAACCTACGGTTACCGAATTATGAGTTCGGGGCTTTAACCAACTAAGCTACTGTTGCCCAGTTAGTATATTATACTTATAATGCTGCTGCCAGTCAATGATATCATTTTTATCATTAATAAGTGGCTGACCCTTTATATTTAGGCTAGTATTTAATAAAACTGGCACACCTGTTTCTTGATAAAATTTATTTAAAACACGCCACAAGCCTCGATGCTGTTCTCTGTTTACTGTCTGCACTCTAGACGTTCCATCTACGTGAACAACAGAGGGTATTAAATCTGGTTTTTTACATTTTACGGCATATTGCATGTATGGTGAAGTAAAATTCATTTCAAACCATTCACTAGCACATTCTTCCATAATTACTGGGGCAAACGGCCTAAAATTTTCTCTTTGTTTAATTAAATTAACTTTATCTTTAATGTCTGGGTCTCTGGGGTCTGCCAGTATGCTCCTATTGCCCAACGCTCTAGGTCCGTATTCTGCTCTTCCGTTTGCTACCGCTACTATTTTATTTGTTAATATCTCATCAACAATTTCATTAACGGGATATTCACCTGATAAATTATATCCAAGATAGGGGCCACTCCAATTTAAATGCTTGCCATACAATAACGCTGCTGCGCCTAATGAGCTACCAGCATCTCCTGGGTTAGGCATAATCCAAACGCTATCAAATATTTTCCATAGCAATGTATTAGCAGAACAGTTAAGGGCACATCCTCCCATAAAAACTAAATTTGTTTTTCTTGTTATTGATTTAGCCATATTCATAAAGTCTATAAGCCTTTGCTCATAAACTACCTGAACTGCTGCGGCAATATCAAACTTGTCTTGCTCTGAAACCCATCCCCAATCAGTAATGCCTTTGTGAAAATTATATTTTTGTTTATCATATTTAGGGAAATAATTATCTACCTGTTTATAATATTTTGTCCAGTCTCCGTAACCAGCCATTCCCATCATAATGTATTCTTCTTGATTTGGCATTAACCCTATAAGCTGAGTAAATGCGGAATAAAAAAGTCCAAAGCTTACAGGGTAGTTTTGTTTGTAAACTTGTTTAATGTTAGATCCTTCTCCCACCCATACCGTAGAAGTATTAAATTCTCCAATTGCATCTAAAACTACAATAACCGCATCTGTATAATTACTTGTGTAGTATCCTGCTGCTGCATGGGATTTGTGATGCCCAAAGGAAGCCCTAGGAATTTTTTTAAGGGGTGTTTGAAGAAAGTATGGCTTGTCACCACCAAACCCGCCATGAATGGCTATACGGGCCTTCTTTAGCCATCTGTTTTCATAATAGGCTATTTTATCTGGATACCCGTACTCTAATGCATCTTTAATTAAACTATCATTTGTAAACCAATCATTTTTTTGCTTACTATATCTTTCGGCATGCCCAGAAAATAATATGTCTCCATCTTTAATTAAAGATACAGAAGCGTCATGGGAAGTTTCATTAATTCCTAAAATTATCAATATATGTACCTATCTTTTTGCTTAGGCTGTTTTATAAATATTTTTTTTATTTTATAAATAACCTTATAGTATAAATAAATAATAAATCTATAGTCCAAGTTTTTTCATTTCTCTTATAAAATTTTCATATATGTGTATATGTGTGTGGGCGCCCCAATGCCCTTCCCAAACTTCAAGATCCCTAATATCCCAATCTGTTCCCCTATGAAAAAAATTTTCATATTTATCTTTAAAGTTTTGATGGCACACGCTTTCTTTTTCTGGAGAAATGCCGTCTGGCGGTATTGTCTGGTCCCAGTCTTCTGATAATTCAAAAAAATTTTTAAATTTATCATACATTTGTTGATTGTTATCTTCATATACGTCTAGCCATGTTGTCCATAGTAATTTTATATTATTTGAATGACAATATGTTTCTAACATTGAAATAAACATTAAGTTAATCCAAACTCTATGTTCATTTGGAAAAACTTCTTCTACTTTGGCTGGAAGCTTTATGTACCTGCTATTTTTAGAAAGATATAGCGCTCTATAAGGTCCTTTGTCGGATCCATATGCTTTTTCTAATACTTTGTTATGAGGTGCTGAGGTTAATATTTCAGAATCTATAAATACATGAGTTCTGGCAAACGATGGTAATGCACATAGGATATATTTTGGATTACCATATTTTTCAAAATAGTTAAAAATGTTATAAACTATTTGCATAACGGATCCTCCACGATAAGACACATTATTATATTTAAGGCCTAGATTTTTAGCTACCATCTCCCCCCATATTGCCCCATCTTTAACCCCTAAACCATAGGTTTGCGAACACCCAGCAAATAAAATATCTACATTTTTAATAAAATCTGGGCCCCTGTGTCCATCTGTATTTATTCTTTTTTCTATATTATCGCTTAAATCAAAATACATTCTGTCTTCGTTTAAACGCAATGTATTTTGCAGTAGCATTGGCTGTTCTGGCTCTATGTTATTAATACAAGACCACATTAGATTTACAGTTTCTTTATTTTGTAATTTACTAAAAACATCATTATCATTTTCTTGCCAGTAAGATGCTCTTTTATTTTTCATCTTTTTTGTTTTCTATAAAATGCAATTCTACTATTTGTTGTACATACTCTGAAAAATGCTTTCTTATGTTTCCAGGTGGCCTAGATCCAATAGCATTCCATATTCTTTGATATTCAACAATGTTTGAAAATGTAGTTGGGCATACAACCATTCCATTGTATTCTTTTAATACTGTTGGAAGTGGCACATGTTTGCCACAGCATTTGCATTCTTTTGCTTTTTCTTGATATTCACTCATAATGTTGTCATCCTTTCTAAAGACTCTGACAAACTAGTTGGCATACGGGGAGCCCGTATCATGTTGGTAGCCGTAACATCTGGGTTATCTTTTGAGAAGTCGTCATCAAAACTCATAGATTCATATGTATGTATTTTAATTTCTTGATTTAAATCAAATTTAGTTTTACTTATTGCATTAAATACTGAGCCGCAAACGGCGTCAGCCAAATCCTTTGATCCTTTTCTTGGGTGATCTACCTTGTCCCTCATAATTTTTAATTGTAATAGTTCATCTATAAGTAAGGGTATGTGTGGACCCTTAAGTCTTTCTTCTAAAACTATCATTGCCATGTCATCATAATGTTTTTTAGCAACAGATAAAATTTCTGTATTAATTCCATATTGCTTTAATTGTTGCATCATATCGTGAGAGTTCCATCTATCAAAAGTACAAAGTCTTATTTTAAAACCTTTTGTTTGTAAAGACAATATGTAGTCTCTTACTTCTGCAAAGTCCACAGATTTGTCTGGCGTGGGAGTCCAAAACCTGACAGCATCTACTTCTACTATTGGCGCTGGTTGTGAGTACGTGTCTGTAACTTTTACATTTACCCATTTTTGAACATGCGCTAAAGAAACTGCACAGTGGTCATGCTTTTGTGCAAGGTCTACGTGTATAAAATATTCTTTATCTGGATCTGGTGCAAACCAATTTTCAAATCTTCCAAATTGATCTAGGGCAATTGCTGTATTGTTAAATGCAGTTTCTATTTTTTCTCTTGATTTAAAAAATGCATCTACTGCGTCTGACGGCATGCAGGCAAATCTTCCTAGTGCATCCATAGAGTTTTTATAAAATGCTACTTTAAAATCATCAATGCTTCTAGTTGGATTAATTTCCCAAGTTGGACGTTTCAATGCATACACCTTTGGAATAGAATAAGAAACTATATGGTCTTCTTCCCATTCAATTACAAATTCATTTCCTTCGGTTCCGTCTGGCAGGTCTAGGTCCATTTTAAAATTATGACTTCTTATTACAATTTCTTTTTCTGCAATGACAGATTCATAGAATTTTTGTATTGGATCATTTTTAAATCTTGGAAAAGAAAGCAATATTACTTTACCAAAGTCTGGGAAACGTGAATCTACTGAAGCCCTGTACATATCATATATTGCATCTGCAGTTTTTGCTTGATCGTGTCCAGTTGTATTTTCTGTAGCAAATCCTGAAATCTCATCAAGGATAACAACAATAACGTTATAACCTTCCCAAGCCTCACGCTCAGAGTGACCAGAATGAACTGTAATAGATTTATCAAACTTCATTTCAGAAGCTTTATCTGTGTACTTTCCAGTAAACCACGGAGACTTTTCAATTCGTGTTTTAAACCCTTTAAAAAAAACATTGTTTGCTTGCTGTGCGTTAATAGCAATATTCAAAATATCAATTGCATCTCCTGGTGGCTTTCCGTAATATGCCGCTGGGTCTTTTAAGCATAATAATAAATAAACTATATAGGCTGTTGCAATTGTTGAGCAGTAGTCTTTACCAGAACCCTTACCAAGTTGAGCAATTACTTCGTTAGCCGTTTGCTTAAATATTCTAGAACCCTCTTCTTCTCCAAAAAGTTTCATTAGGGTTGCCTCTTTATATATCTGAGAACTTTTTTCAATTAAGGTATATTGATATTCGGAAAGTGGTGGAAGTCCAAGATACTCTGGGTTGGTTACAAATGCTCTTAGATCTACTGGTCTTTCTTCAAACTCTTCTCCATCGAGTATGTCAATAAGGTCATTAAAATTAAGATCCACTTACTTCCTCAATAATTTCTATTGGTTCAACAATCCCAGTAATTTGAGATAGTCTACGTGCAACATCCATTTTGCATTTTGGACAACTGGCTGTTACCTCTTTTAATATTTTAATTAAAATGTCTTGCTTATGTTCTGTCTCTGCAATTTGAGATGCCATCTCAGCATTATCTAGTAAGCCTACCTCTTTTAACATTGTAATTCTTTTAGTCTCAATGTCTGAAATTAACTTGAGTGCGTTAGCCTTAACATTTAATTGTCCTGCCTGATCTGCATCCTCTACTGTTTTCCATGCTTCTTTAATAAGCATAGAGTAGTGTTGGTCAGCCCCAGAGATTGCTTCCTTGGCACGTTCTTTTGAACTTGTATCGTTATAGACAACAGCTTTCCATTCATCTATAAGCTCTACTACATCAGACCTTTTGAATCCAGTTAGGGTAGCTATTTGTGTAGGATTGTTACCTTTTAATAGTTCGGCAACAACCTTATTCATTCGATCAAAATGATCAGATAATTCAATTTCCATATATAGTTATTATAATTCTAGTTGACTGAAAAGTCAATTAGATTTTGCTATTTTATATAATAATAGGTATCCAATTAGGTCGTCTATGTCATTATCTCCTGCAAAACCCTGGTTATTTTTTACCCTATTTAGCTTATCGTCAATTCTTACCTTTAATTGCTCTGTAGAGTCAGCCGTTGAAAATATTCTAATTGGATCTAAAGCTGAGTTGCCATAAGATATGTTTTTTTCAATAAGCATTTGAGCAGCCTCTAAGCATGCATTTAAAATTTTATGTCCAGCTGGCGCTGATACGGCATGTAGATATAAATCATCGTAATGAAAATTTTTAACATCTGCAAATACTGGTTTTAATGTCATTCCATCTCCTTGTATAATTGTTTAAGTCCTCTTAATGTTCCAATATCCATATACTGTCCACCTGGTCTTTCCGCCCTAATATTAAATCCTTGAGATATCCATTCCTTTAATTGTTTTCCTGGATGATCTAATGTTGTATCTATGTATCTTATCATATTCTTTCGAAATAGCATAGTGCCCCACATATCTGGGTAATCACAATTATCTACCTTGTCTTCTGAACCAATTACTTTATCTTGGGATACTAAAACTTGACCGACACGTCCTTTTAATACTTCTCCGCATTCCCAAATTCCCAGAACAAGGTCTGCGTTATTATCTTTAAATAAAGGTTTGTATATATTTACAGGTGCGTTTAATATATATGTATCTGGCATTCCAATAAGCACTGTATCGTTATACTCGCCCACCATAAACTTTACTGCATCTGACATTGTTGAAGGCTCACGAACAATTAGTTTAATATTCATGTCCATATTTTGAATAATTGGAACCCACTCAGCTCTTGTAGATACCCTAACCTCATCACACACTTCAAGCATTTGCTCTACGTGCCATTGTAAAAGAGATCTTTCATCTGATATAGGTAAACAAAATTTAGGGATGCCACCAATTCTAGAAGCTTTTCCAGATGCTGGCAATACTCCTATAACACTCATTCTTTTTCCCATTCATGAGGATTAAATCCATTAGGATAAGATTCATTTACAAGAGGATCTTTTTTCCAAGCAATCCATCCTGCTTCTCTGTCATCTCCCCAATAAAGATGGACTACATCTTTATCTAATAGTCTTCTGGCTTCTTCTCCACAAAGAATTTTTACTTTATTTTCTTTTAGAAAATCCATTTCCATAAGTTCTGGGGCCCACTCATTGATATGTTTTTGATAAGGCTCAACGCCTAATTTTTTATATAGTGCATCTGTAAACATTTGAACATCAGTATAGTAATGAACCATATGATTATGTTGAATAATTCCTTCAGAACATCTTTCAACACAAAGGTCTATGGCTGCTTTTAGTAGCGGATGCCCAGCTTTAGCGGCAATTGTTTGAGTTGCTAGCCATGGGGTATCTCTTTCGATATCTAAAATCATATCGTATTCAGGGCTTAACCAAGTATCTACTGGAGTCTTGCAGTGTGTGTCCATATCTGTATATATCCCACCGTGAATATAAAGAATAGCAAATCTCCATAAGCCAGCTTTCATTACTCCTAAAGGCAGGTTTAAATAGGTCTCATATGTTTTTGAGTCGAAGTGTTCCTTAAAGAAGTTTTCCCTGTCTTGTCCACTCATGTAGCCATAAGCCCATCCTGGATTTTGATGAGTCCATGTCCCTACGCTTTCTTTAGCGTAAATTGGCAATTCATCAAAACTTGTTTCGTAAGTCTGCCAGATCTTTTTTTCTATACTCATATTATCTCCTTTTAATTAGTCCAAACTGTTCTAGATATCTTTGTATTGTCATTGGAGAAACCGCACACTCAATAGCAATTTCTGTAACTGTCTTTTTTTGTACAATATATCTTCTATATAGCCAAGGATGGCTTTGGTATAATTTCATCTTTTGGTTAAAACTTGATTTGAATAATGAGCAATTCCAAAACTATCTGCGACATCAAAATCGGTTAAAGATAAATTATACTTACTATTAAAATAATCTACCGTTCTTTGCTTACGCATATTCCTTAATTGATTTTTGTACCAAGAATCTGCATACCCTGGATTTTTTAATCTTATTGCAGATTTTTCATCCTTTGTTGGATTTTTGTTGCCAATGTACGCCTGCCACGAGGATGGGCCAATAGTAATAACCTTAGCGCCAGTAGACATAAGCTCAGCAATAACAACACCATAGACATAAGATAATTTTATCACAGCATCTGGTGATCTGACAAGTATAGCGCCTTCTACAACTATATAATCAGACTTTAATTCATTAAGCATTGCTTTCATTTTAACTTTTGCATCATATATTTTTTCGTATATGTCTGATCCAGATAATTCTATTTTGCCCCATTTTAATGGGACGTCATTTTCCATTAAACAAAATGCTACTGAGTTAGTGGAAGCATCTATTCCTAAAACTCTGTTTGCTTTAGTTTTGACTAAACTAGCTAAGTTCATTTAGAATGCTCCATATTGCTGCTTTAGCTTGTTGATTAATGTTTTTTTCGCAAGAAGAACACACAGATTGCTGGTTGTACCTACTTAGTTTAGTTTTACAAGATTTGCAAATTCTTGTTGCTCCATTTTTAATTGCTTTTTTTTCATAATATTTTTCCATTATTTTTCTATTTGTAGAAATACGACAACACTGCTCATTACAATATTTTTGATTATGTGTTTTGGGTTCAAAATCTTTACCACATTCTTTATTAAAACAAATCATATAGATGGTACCTTATAAGATTCTATTTGAACTGTTCCAGTAAGTCCTGCGTAACATTCTTTTTTAACTGGGCAATAGGTGCAAGGCATTTTAGATTTTGTAGCGCCAGAGGGCTTCATTGGGAGATCTCCATCTTTAAAGTTATCCCAAACCTCACACATCCAAGTAAAAGTTTCTTCAATAATAGCTGTATTTTTTTCATTCATGGAAACTGGAATGACTATTAGCTCCTGTGTGTTTTTGTTTTCATAAAGAAAAAATCCTTCTTTTGCTTTTTTTAATTTCATATAAGTTAATAATTGCAACAAATGGTTTGCTGTAGGTTTCATTTCTGACTGCCTTATGTCCCAAACTTCTTGCTTTGCTGTTTTTATTTCACCAACTACTGTTTCGCCATCGTATTCCATAATAAGATCTATAAACCCTCTAATTGGTGGATAATCATTAACAATTTCTTCTTCTTCTGCTTTCCACTCTGGCATAGTAGAAATAAGTTTTTGAAGTCTCTCGTGTGCTTGAGTTCCTTGGGCCATATTAGCAACAGCAACAGCGTCGTTGTCGTCTATAAACATAGCGCCAGAAAATGCCATGTACCAATATCTTGGACAAGTGCCATGACCATACCCAAGTGAGCTTGGGCTAAAAGATTTCTTTGTCATTTCTCCGCTTGGACGTTTTGTATTTCTATAAGACTCATCGAGAAGATTTGCAAAAAGTTCTGGGTCAAAGAATTTTCCAGTATGTTTTTTAAATTTAAGGTTCTTTACTATTTCTCTACTCATTGTTTGGCACCCACATTTTTTCTTTTCCTTTATTGTGATATCTAGCCATAACAAACAATAAGTCTGATAGACGATTTAAATACTTAGCAATGTTTGGATTTACATTTTCTATCTTCCAAACCTCACGCTCTGCCCTTCTTACAACAGTCCTTGCATTGTGCAGTGGACCTGTTGGTAAAACAAAAGATCTTAGAGGCTCTAGATATTCATTGTAGTCATCAATTACATTTTCTAAATATGTCACTCTGTTTTCAGATATTGTTATTGTTGGGGCCCCCGCAAGCTCTGCACCAAGATCAAATAAGTCGCTCTGAACTCTTTCAATAACATCATTATATTCATCTGTTGCCATTCCAATAGCAGAGTTAGCCTCATCTACAGCACCTATTGCTTCCATTACGGGGCTAGTCTTAGACACCCTTTCGTTATTAGCGTTAGAGGTTTGCCCATCGTCACCAGTTTTAGTATAAATTTTACTTAGTATTACCATTAATGACCCCTTAAAGAACGCCAAACATCTACTGCAATTTCATTAACTACAGATAAAGCAACAACTGTTATAAAAAGCTGAGCAATAACTAATATTGGAAAAGATTTATTCTTAACCTTTTCTTCTAATAATTCTACTTCTTCTAATAATTCTACGGCCATCTTACTTCTCCTTTAGTAGAAAATACTAGGCCAAGGTGGTCTCCTGGTTCGACAAAAGTTTCATTAATTCCCTTTTGTGCCCAGCCCCATTCATTTCTTGGAAATGGCAAGGCCTGATTCTTTTTTACTAACACGGCCCAATATGCATTTTCTGGTGGCATGTCTTGGCATTTTTCAACACTGTTGTTGGGAAAATTATTTACTCTGCAGACAACAGCATTCCCATACTTTGCTGTCCCCTCTATCTTATATCCATTTGCTTTTAATAGATCTAAAGAATTAACTTTACCACTGGCACTGACGCATTTCTTTTCTACGGTAGAATTATTTCCGTAGTCTACATATAGGTTAATGCACTCTGGTTGATTAGAATTTAAAACAAACAATCCTATTGCTGAACCAATAAAAATAAACAAAAACATAATTCTTTTTTGAATCATGAGTTATACCTAACAACATATTTAAGTGCATCAACAAGTTTGTCTATAGATTCTTTTACTGAATAATATACATTCTTTTTATTATTATTAACTGTTCCAGCCTTATCTTTCATAATAGTTGAGTATACAGAAGACATAACTGCAAATTTAGTAGACATTGCCTGTAGCTCCATAATTAAATGAGGTGCTTTAGCTGAAGGCACATCTGGGTTCATTAACAATTTTACCACAATTGCAAGAGCTTTATCTAAATGTTCATCCTTCATAAACTCATGTAAATCATTAAATTCAGTAATATCACTAATTAATTCTAATGTGTTTTTTGAATCAGATTTATTTTCCATCTCTATTTATCCAATCAGTATAATATCCAGCCCATAACCCTATTGGATATGCGATTAAAAATCCAATTAAAACTCCTATAAAAAATTTAATCAAAAGTGTAGTCTCCATATTCCATCACACTTTAAAGCATGTGCCTGTAAAGTAATCCTGCGCTCATTTGTTGTTGCATTAATTGGCGGTGTCACTTGATGCCAAGGGTCTCCAATTACATAAAACATACTGCCTTTAAAATACTCTACAATTTTAGGATATTCCATATCAAACTCTGCAATTTTATCCGAGTTAAATGGGTATCCTGAAACTTCTTTAATTTTATTTAATGCTTCCATTCCTTGCTGTTTAACAGTGTTTGCGTATTCGCTGTTTGAGTCTATATTCATTTCTTTATCCCAGACAGCTAAACCAGAACCATTGTTGTGTACATCAATTGCAACTGTTATTGTTAATAAATCTTCTTCCACATTTTTATACTTTGACCAAAATTCTTTGTGGTCGTATGAGACTTTATCTGAATGAAGTTCTGTCGAGTAACCTAAATTAGGTATAGGAATAGGCAATGTCATGTTCTCTTTTTTTAATCCAAATATTTGAAACCCAGGTATTGCTAAGTCATCTGCTAATGCACATGGTCCAACTATTGAATTTAAATTTTTTAATAATAGATCATATAATTCAGAAAAATTTTCCATGAGTATTGGATTCATTTTTGTATATGACTTTACATATTGATCTGGTCTGGAGCCGTTATAGGTGTCTAAATAAGCTGCTCCACCCATGGTATAAAACATATTTAAACCATTTCTTGGTCTAGCAGTCCAATATTTATTTAATGAATCAATTTTAGACACAATATCTTCGCACTGCTCTTCAGTTAACAATCTAACTAGTCCAGATTGTTTTATCATTTTTTTACCTTCTTCTTTGATTTATATGGACCCAAATCAGCCTTTATGCTTCCATCTTTTCTAATTCTTACTATTCTACCATTTTTAATAACAGTAGGATTAAAAGGTATTTTATTATTTGATCCCATTATTTTCCTCCCAACATTCTATTAGTTGTTCTAAAAGTGCCCATTCAATAACAGCAAGCCTTGTTTTACTGCTAGTAGAGCCAAGTATTAGTTTAAGTACTGGATACTTATCCCTGCTGACCTTAAAAGTATCTGTACAAATTTTAGCCCATATGTTTTGCGAAATAGAGATTGACTTTTCGTACTCTTTATAATCCACCACAAAATCTCTCCATTGAGCGTCACCTTTTTGATAATCACCACGTCCACTATTTTTTTGTTGTTTTGCTCCGTCACGTTTAGCCTCCGACCTTTCAGACATTAGTTAACCTTATGCTGATTGCTATGTCCGTCTGGACATTTCCAGGACATAATTAAATTTGTTGGGTCCCAAAAAGATTCTTGTGCATCTTTATTGCACTTGCCGCAAGGTTTTGTTCCAGGAATTAATTCTAAATCTTTTTTATGCAAAATTTCTGGGTTTTTAAAAAACTCATTAATTTTTGGCATCTATGCCCTTTTTAAGTACTTCAACAACTTTTGGATTCTCTTTTAAATACTGAACAGCTTTTGCACGTCCTTGAAATCTTTCTCCATTAACTGTGTACCACGCTCCACCCTTTTCAACAACTCCAACCATTTCAGCAACATCTAAAGTTTCTCCTACTGAATCCACGCCAAGAGTTTCTCCTTGGTAGTAAAAGTCATACTGTCCTGATAAATTTGGGGGCCCTAGTTTATTGTAATCAATAATCCAATTAACTGGCCTTCCAACTCTTTGTTCAATAATTTTATCTCCAACTTTAACTCCAGCTTTAATTGCATTTGCCTCAGCTTCAGAAGACCATAATTTAATTACCGTAGAAGAAAAGAATTTTACTGCCATGCCACCTGTTGGAATATGGCTTGCATGCATCGATCCAAATTGATTTCTTTGTTGTGAAATAAGAACAAGTAGTGTGTTTTTGTTTGCATAGTTTAACATTTTGACTGCGTGGGTCATGTCTTTTGCTTCTGCGCCAATCTGTTTGGTATCTTGAAGATCTTTCATTTCATTTCCATCTTTTTCAAAATAAATTGCTGGAAGCAAAGCAGATATTGAATCTACTACAATTAAATCTACTCCTGCGTCCATAAGTTTAGTTGCAACATCAACCATATCGTTAACTGTTTTAGCCGAAGAATAAATTAACTTTGATGAGTCTACTCCTAATTGCTCTGCCCATGATTGATCATATGATGCTTCTGCGTCAATCCAAGCACAAGTCTTGCCTTCTTTTTGTGCAATAGCAATCATTTGTAAACAAAATGATGATTTGCCAGCAGACTTATTTCCCCAAACCAAAACTTGTCTACCGTATCCAAGACCACCCTTTAAGGATAAATTTAATCCTATGCTTGGCGTAGCCTGTTTTTCAACTTTAATATCTTGTGCTGACTGAACTCTTGCTCTTGTTTTTGGATCTAATTTTGCTAATACATCATCTATTAAAATTGTCATTGTTTTCTTTCTCTATATGCCCATTATAGCATTAAAATCAGGCTCTGTGTCATTATAATTAAAGTCTTTTGACCTTTTATTTAAAATAGGAGTAGGGGTTTTAGATATTTGGTTCTGCATCAGCATTCTGATTATCATCTGGCTGTTCAATTTTCTCCTTTAACTCAAATACAAATGAAGATGTATCTTCGTCATACTCAACATTTAAATTTTTATCTCCTTTTGACGCATTTAAAAATACATCTATGGGAATAGATATCTTTTTTTGTGATTCTAAAATAGCTACTAGAATGTTAGTAGCGCTCATTGCTTTATATACTTCTGCTGGTGTTTGGGTCACTTTATCTCCTTTATCATTAATGTACCGTCATCTAATTTTGACAGAACTGGTTTGCTTTTCATTCCCTCACGCATTCTTGCTAAAACTTTTGTATACATTGTTGGAAATGCAATTGCTCTAGTTAATTGTTTATTTTTATCTGACATCACGATGTGTGCCATTGTTTTTCCAGCTTTAGTTTTATATGGACTAAAGTTAATAACTATCTGCTCGTCATCTTCCATGTCATATTCTTTTCTATATAAATAGTCTACAAATAAATCTGAGCCGTTCGGGTCCATGTCGTTTATTTTAATGTATCTTGCTATTCTATTATCTCCAACAAGAATAAAATACATTTGTCCAGTCTCTATTTGAGTTTGCTCATTATGAAATAAACCTATAGATCCAGTTTCATCTACTAACTCAACTCTTGCCCAGCCAGTTCCTCTTTTAATACTTTTAACCATACCAAACATGGGAAAAGATCCTAAGTCATCAAACTCTTCAATTGGTTTTGCTTGTGCCTTAATTCTAGGTGGAATAGATTCTAAATTAAATGTAGGAATTCCTAAGTATTCGTAGTAGTTTTCTTTTTCCTTACCGTCTCTGAGATTGTCCTCAAAAGCAGAACCGCCAATAGCATTAAGAGCAGATACAGCCCTACTGTTAATCCCACTACCTTTCGTAGAGGCTTTTTGTACGAAATCGGAATAATTGGCATAAGGCCTTCTTTCTATAATTTTATTTGCAATGCTATCTGAAATAAATTTAACTTCAGCTAATCCAAATTGAATTGCGTTTTCTTTTAATGAAAAGTAAAGTTCAGATTCATTAATGTGAGGCAGTAATACTTTAAGGTTTAATCTTTTAGCCTCAATTAAATATTCTGTTCTTTTGTCTTTATCATTTTCGTTTTTAAGAATTGAAAAAATGAATTCAAGAGGGTAATACTTTTTAAGCCAAGCCGTATAATAACTAAGCATGGAATAAGCAACAGCATGACTACGATTAAAAGAGTAGCCAGCATGAGCCTCAAAGTCACTCCATAAAGACTGGGCCTTTTTCTCAGAAATGTGTTTTGAAGCCCCAGCAATAAACTTATCCTTGAATTGGTCGAATTCTTTTGCATCCTTTTTCTTTCCGATAATCTTGCGGACCTTATCAGCCTCTGACCAAGACATACCACCTAAGTGTACGCAGGCCTGCATGACCTGCTCCTGATATATGATAACACCATATGTATTCTCGGTAAAGGGTTTCATAATTTCATGAACATACGATACCGCTTCTTCTCCATGTTTTCGTTTAATATAGGAGGCTCCCACAGTATTCATTGCTCCTGGCCGTACTAGGGCGTTTGAAGCAGCAAGATCTTCAAATTTATCAACACCCATTTTAATTAATAGATTTGTGTACGGAGTTGCTTCGGCTTGAAACACTCCTTTTGTATATCCTTCGCTTAGCACCTTATAAACTTCTTTATCGTCCATAGATAAATTTGATAAAACTATATCCTTGTTGTGTCTTTCTTTAATAGCTTTTATGGTATCTGAAATAACGGAAAGTGTTTTAAGCCCTAATGCGTCTAGTTTAATTAGCCCAATATCGGCAACTGTGTCCATGTCGTATGCGACTACTGGTATGCGTCCAGAAACTTGATCTTGTGCGTCCGCTCTTGATTCTATTGGTGCAAAATTTCTAAGATCATCTTTAGCAACAACAACACCAGCAGCATGAACACCAACGCTTCTAATTTTGCCACGTAGTCTTTCTGCTAGCCACGTTACTTCTGGATACTTCATTCTAAATTCTTTAGTGTTTGGAGATTCCATATAGTCTTCAAAAGTATCAATTGATTTTAGTGCACGATTTACGTCTTGTAGAGGAACCATAAATACACGGGCTGCATCTCTAATAACACCTTTATCTTTAAAGTATGTATATGTAGAAATTGATGCTACGTGTTTAAATTTTTTCTTAAGATAATCTTTAACCTCTTTACGACGACGGTCTTCAAAGTCTGTGTCGATATCTGGGAAGTCATTACGCTCTGGATTAATAAATCGGAAAAACAATAAGTCATATTCTATTGGGTCTACATCAGTAATTCCTAATGCATAACAAACTAAAGATCCTGCAGCAGAACCACGTCCAGGCCCAACCATAATGCCATTCTCTTTAGCCCAATTAATCATATCTGCCACTACTAAGAAATATGAGGCAAAGCTTTTATCTTTAATAATTTCTAATTCTTCATTTAATCTAAGTTCATATGTGTCATTTCCTAGCCATGGCGAGGTAAGGTGTAGGGTTTCTAGGCCTTTAAAGGCCATCTCAGCCAGTTTCTGGTCGGCATCCGTCTTGGGTACTGGAAGAAGGTCTAGACCCCTGTTAAAATCGTATTCTCCAATTTTTTCGGATATCTCCATGGTATTCTCATAAATGTCTGTTCTGCTAATTCCAGCCTTATTAAAGTCTGCCTCTATTTCAGCTCTTGTCTGAATAAATAAATTATAGTCTTGGAATGAAATTCTACGGTCAGGATAAAGATAATTAAATCTATCTAACATGTTATTCATGTTTCTAGACATTTCAAAATCTGCTTCCTTGTCCGACTTGGGTGAAGTGGATAAAATTAACATGGCTTCTTCCAAGATCTTGTCTTCGCCTTTGGCAAAGTGAGCATCCCCAGTTGCAACTGGTTTAATTCCCAGTTTATCTGCTAGCTCTAATAGCTTACTATTTATTTCTTGGGGATTGTGAGATTGTACCTCAATGTAAAAATCTTCGCCAAAAGTTTTCTTAAAATCTTTAAGTATATTTTCCGCTTCCTCAAACTCTCCCTTTTCAATGCACTTGCTAATAAGTCCATTAAGACATCCAGAAAGAACAATAATATCTTTTGCATATTCTTTGAGAACCTCCATATCAATACGTGGCTTATGATAAAAACCTTCATTCCATGCGATTTCCTGCAAACTATTAATATTTTTTAATCCATTTTGATTCTTTGCTAATAAAATAATGTGATTGTATGCCTGAATACTTTTATCTGTTTTAGATGATCTATCAAATCTATCCGTTGGGGATATGTAGGCTTCCACTCCAAGTATTGGTTTAATGCCCAATTCTTTTGCAGCAATCTGCATATCTCGGTGTGATGATAGTGTACCATGATCTGTAATAGCAATAGCGGTTTGTCCAGCATCTAGTGCTGCTTGGCATAGCTCTCTTGGAGAATTAAGTCCATCCATTAAAGAGTAATAGCTGTGAACGTGTAGGTGTGTAAAACTCATTAGTAACCGCCTAAGCAAATATTTCTTGTGTGATAAAGTCTGGTTTTTATTATTGTTTTTTTACTTGGAGCAAACATAACTTCTGAACATGTCGAGCATTTAAAACTCCACTCTTTAGAAAAATAATCATATGTTGAACCAACACAGTTTATGTTTCTATTTCTTACAAAAGTGGCAAATGGATCTGGTATCTCATAAGTTATCATATATGGATTCTACTAAATAAAACTAGGGGTGGCAATAGCCACCCCTAAGTCTATTTAGTTTACCACTCTACGCTACCTGTTGCGTTTGATGGCTCTTCTCCACCTTCACCATTAAAGAAGGCTTCTTGCTCTGTATAGGGTAGGTCACGAACTGCAACCTTTTCCAATTCATACAATTCCAGTCCAGATGAATCAAATGGTTTTTCATCTTTGGCAAGAGGGATTGATGTATAACTGGTGTCTGTCTTTGTGCCTGTACGCTTAATGCGCCACACTAAATTTGATATGCTACCCATTTCGCCAGCATATTCAATTAATGTAGGAGTAATAGTCTTCCCGCTACTACCCTGAGACAAGATGGCAACATATGGATCTTCTTTACCATCATCTACAAGAACATTGATGTATAGGCGAGAACGGCCTTTCCATCCTGCTTTGTAATCTTTACGATGTTGTTCACATCCCCAACATTTTCCTTGATCGTCAATTGTACATAAAGCTTTACGCTTATAGTCTTTTGGGTTTGTGTGTTCTACTGCAATAAATCCCAAACTATTTTTTTCATTATAGTGGGGAGAGTCAGGATCTAATTCCTGAAGAAATCTAATTTTAACACTTTCTGCGTCATCCAATTTAACCCAACGTGCTCTTGAGCTATCTCCGCCAGATGATTGCGGTTTATCCATTACCTTATTTAAATCTTTTAGTCCTTTTACTAGACCCATTTTATTTCCCCTTTTATATAGTTGATGGTATAAATCCATCTGTAACTGTATTATATCACAAGCTCCAGGATTTGTATTCTATATCAGAAACAGCGTTGTTAATACAAAGCTTAATTTCATCCTCAGTCATGTCTCCTGCATCTTTTGCATCATGAGGGTATATCTTACCATAAGAATGCGAAGCCCACAAGATGTCTTTATTTTTTAATTTACTAGAAATTGACATTCCTAATTCTCTGCCAGCCTGATCTGCGTCTGTCATTATTACTACTTTATTAAAATGTCTATTTAATAACTTTAAATTATCTGTGGATATGTGTCCGCCCAATGTGGCAATAACATTTGGGAATCCAGATTGATGTATTCTTATTGCATCAAAACTAGATTCAACAATAATAACTTGATCACCAATTCTTTTTGCCCTATGTATATTAAATAGAGTTTTATTCTTAGGAAGGTTTGTGCTATTTTTAAATTTCTTTTCAGATATTGATCTGCCTACTAGTCCTACTGGAGTACCGTCTGGACTATGAACTGGGACAATAACCATGCCTTGTGCCTCAGAATATCCTAATTTAAAATAATTCATAGATTGTTCATTGATTCCACGAGACTCAAAATAATCTCTAGCGGGTTTATTTAAAGTTAATTCTAAAGATAAGTCGTCAAGTTTTTTTTGATCAAACTCTACAAAATCTGGTTTATCTTCAAACATCTGGCTTAGGGCTTCGTCAAAATTATCTAGTGCCTGTGACTCTTTTGATGTAATTAATCTAATAGCTTCAAAATCATTTTTACCTGCAATGCGTTTAACTAATTGAATTATGTTTCCAGTTTCTCCACATGACGGATTAAAGCAAAGCCATGCTCCATTTTCTTCGCTAATGTAAAAGCTAGGGCTATGAGTATTGTTATGAAATGGACAGTATAAAACCAAATTATTATTTGACTCGCTAATTATCCTTAAACCAATTTCCTTTATAACAGATTTTATATGGCTGGGTGCATATTGCGTGGAACTAACTTGCCCTGTGTTATTCCCTCTGATTGCCATGCTTTCCGCCTTCCTGTATATATACCATAAAGAGTCATTAAGAATCTCCATGTTGTACCAGTAAATTCTACCGAAAATGAGGTGTCTATGTCAAGTACCCTTGAATATCCCTTGTCTCTCATTTTATGAGTTAGCATATTTTCATATTGATGTTTGAGCCTAATTATATCTGAGTCGTCTTTAAACTCTACATCTATATTAAATCTTTTAATTTGTTTGTGCTGGTACATAATCGTACAATTCTTTGATAATACCTCTGTTAATATCCCAATCTAAATGAAAGGCAAACTCAGTTCCATGTCTATTTTTTCTAGAAACAATTTCAATTAAATTTGTGCCTGGGTGTCTGTGTACGGCAAGTGCCATATCTGCATCATATTCGATTGCCTTTGACCAAGCAACTTGAGACATCATTGGTGGATTATCTTGATCTGATATATCGTCTGCGGTTGCTGCTGTGATATCAATGACAGGTATGTTATTTGTTACAGCCAATAACTTAAATTCACGAGACACGTTTCTATTTCTTTCCACTTCAGAATTGCTTCTTTTGTTATCATTAAATAGTTGATGATAATCTAAAATAACTAGGTCTGGTTTATGTTGATCTATCTTGCCCTGAATAGTTGCTGGTGTTACATCTCCTGCTCCCTCGTTTGAAACCAACACAAAACTATTTTTTCCTTCAAACTTTTTCTGACCCCATGATTTAAAGTCATCTATATTAATATCTCCTTTGGATAAATCGCTAGCTTTAAATAATCCAGAACCTAACATTGTATAAATACGGTCACGCATATTTTCTGGAGACATCTCAAGGGAAATAATCATTGGCTTAAATCCTTGCTCCCAAGCTTTGCATGCAAGATACGATGTAAACCATGTTTTACCTTTTCCTGGCCAACCAATTGCAACAATTAAATGTCCTGGTGCCATTCCAGTTGGATATGCTGTGTCTATTGCTTGAAATCCAGTTTTAATTCCTGGGCTTCCACCCATTGCTAATGATCTATCTTTCACAGACATAAAGTGTCGCTCTGCTGACTCTAGATCTGTTACATCTAAATCTCTTACGTTGTTTGTAAATCTAGATAGCCCAGCAAGTTTACTTTGCATATCAGATAAGACTCTAGATGCAGCATCTTCTTTAAGCGCTGCTCCGCCCTGCAACATAATTGACTTTAACCTAGAAGAAAGATATTCATTCTTTAATTTATCTAAATAGTATCCAGTTTCGGCTTTAACATTTATGTCTGGGTCAAAGTCTTTAAATTTTTCTTGTAATACTCCAATTTCTGGAACTGATTTAAACTTATAATAGTATGACTTTAGGCCATCCCATACATCTCTATGCGAAGTAAATAAATCATCAACGTTATCTGCAAGCAAAGTGCTTATGTCTTTGTTTTTGCAAACCGCCGATATTACTGTTGCTTCTGTATTCACTCTTCGCCCTCTACCATCTTCTTAGTTGCTTCTCTTAAAAGTTTACGATTCTTTTTATCCTTAATTAATTCTTTTTCTGCACGGTCCATTCTATCAAAATTATATAAAAAAAATATAAGTGGGTGTCCATACTTTGGAGTTTTAAAATAATATTCTAAAAGATCCATGCCTCTTTCAAACCCAACACTTTCAATTACATCTTTCATAGCTGACTTATCTCTGTATTTATTTAACATAGGTTTTTTGCCATATTTTTCTTCATACAGCTTTTCGTACTTCCAAAGCATAACATATGGCTGTTTGTTTTTATCAACCTGCAAAATTTCTAAATTATTTTCCACTGTTTAGCTCTTCTTCTATCTCTTGAGTTTTTTTAATTAATTTTTCTTCAACAAACTTATACACTCTTTCCGTGGCTGAGTCGACATTTTCCCCAGAGCGAACATCGTCCTCTACACCAATACTAATTTTAATGCTTTCATAATTACCAAGATTTCTAGTAAATGAAAGGTCCACTTTTACTTTTGTTTCTGACATTACTTATGCTCCGCCTTAATATGTCGCCTTAAAGTATCACTTGCAAATATTGCCCAGCGTAACTCTATTTCTTTATTGCATATATCGCATACAACAACTCTATTAGACATTACTCCGCCTTCCATACTGGCACGAAACCGTCAACGGTCTTAGTATACAATATCATGTTGTGTTTGAGAAGGGCCTGTAATTCTGCCTTTGAGGGTAAATTTTTAGAATATCCAGCCTCAAGTATATACTCGTGTATTTTAAGTATACTAGATTCACTAAACATAAATTTATACCATCTGCTATCTGGATTACTTATTGGGTATACTTTCTGAGGTTTGCTTATTTTACCTTGAAGTATATACTCTTCAATTGTAACTTTGTGCCTGCCCAATATTTGTCCAGCTTGTTTCATTGTATATGCTGTTTCCATATTCTTTTGTACATCTGAAAATGAGTACAGGACTCTTTTTTTATCTAGGTATGACCATGCTACTAGTTCGTCTTTCGCCCTAGACGATCTAATTACTTTATGTAATTTATCGTTTAAGAAGAAATAGAGGAACTTTTTGCGTATGCCTGATCTTTTTTTTCTAACCATTTACCAAACCTATTCGTCTCTTTGTTAATCATCCATCTTTTTCCACAAAGAATGCAAAAAAGTTCTATGTGAAGTTTTTGAGAAAACACTCTATCTACAAAAACTCTTCCTTTACATTTTTGACACCACATTATAAGGCAAACATCTTTCCATCAACTACGCATGTATAATTTGGAGATACATGTATCATTTGTACGTGTGGGTATTTTCCATTTTCAATATGTGCTATAGCAAATCCTTTTTGCCAATCATGATGTTGAGTGTACTTCATTCCTGGACCCTTTTCGTCACACATGTGACCAATTTCATATCCTCTAAGGGTTTCGCCTTTACCGTTATTTCTAAGTTCGTAGGTTACCATATGAGAAGCAATTCTATGAGAATGTCCTCTAATTAATGAAACCTGCATATCTTCCATATCTTTTCTTACTGCCCCAGTTGCTGATATTGAAAGTCCATGATGAACATGGATATCTCCAAATCTTTTCTTCGGTAAACTGTCGTAGTATATATAGTCATATCCTAAAGAATCTAAACTCCATAAAGCTTCTGGAGTAACATGCTTTGCATACTCTGGAATTTTCTTATCAAGATAATCAAAAATTCTAATGTCATGGTTTCCCAATGCCGAAAACAATTGTGCATTAGGAAGCATTTTTCTTGTCCTAGCATAAAATTCTCTAGCACCGCTTGCTTCAATCTTCATATCTTTTAGCATTAACTCTAAGTCATTAGTTACATCATCGTTCTTGTATGCCTTTAAAAATTCTGTTGGTTTACCGTCAGTATACTTGCTGTAGCATGCCTGATCGTCTGTATCGCCGAGGTAGTCTACAACGTCTGGCTTAAACCATTTCATTACTTTAAACCAGAGCTCAATCATTTTATCATCTTGGTAAGGAAATTGCTGATCTGATGAGAGCATCCATTTTAAATCATTTGACATTCTTTGTCCCTTAAATTAAAAAAGTCACGGTTTCGTGACTTTACATACTACATGGAATTGTAGCATATTGTTAGATATCGTCAAGTATTAAATGTCTTTTAATTGAGCTGCAATCCAGTTTACTTTAACCGAACCAGCCTTTGCTAAACTAGTTGTAACATATATCTTACCGCTTAAAGTTCCAGGTGTTACAACGGCTGCAACAGATATGACTCCAGCTCCAGATAATGGTACGTCTCCTACAGAGGCTGTAAATGATATCTCGGTTCCAGAATTAAATGAAGAGCTAAATGTTACTGGGAACGCTGCGGAGGCTATGTTTGCCTTCCCGCTAAGAGGAATTGTTTCTACATTTGAGTCAATAATTGCAACTCTATTTGTACCAGAAGCATCTTTAGTTGCGTTTAATAAAGACTTAGATGTGTTAAATACGTTTGTTAAATTAGTTTGTAATTGATTTAAATCATTAGGATCTAGTGGGGCACCCTCATTGAATACTACGGACTTCCATGTTTCTGCCATTATAAATTTTCTCCTAAATCATGAGCATTTGATTCCGACTCGCTTACCTCTATAACCTTTGATCTATCTAGGCCGTATTTAGTAAATGAATCTGGGTCTACAATATGTCTCTTTTTATTTTGTGATATTAAATATATTTTACCATCTGCTATATTCTTTATCAAAGAGCCGTCTCTAAACCCAAGTTTTCCTGCAATCTTGATTAACGATAATGCCTCTTCTGTTGCATTTGCTGTAGCAAATGACCAAGACTTTGAAGCCCTGTCCGAAATCAGTTTATATCTCTTTCCGTCTTTAATCCAATAAGTTGCCTTATCGGCTTTAACCGCAATTCCTGAAGGGAAATTAGTCGGTGATGTTATTAAGAGAGTCTGAGTATTCTTGAATAGACTTTTCACGTTCCTGCTTTTCATCAATAAGTTGAGTAATTTCTGCACGTAGTACTGCAATCTGAGTTTCATAATTAGATACAATTTCCCCTATACGCTGTTGTAGTGCTGTTATTACTAGTTCTGCTTTTTCCAATTTATCTCTATTCCGTTAAAGCATTAACTGCTGTTAGTTGTGTTTGAAGTGCTGCTATTTGATCGTCAACCTCATCTATTTGTGTATTAAAATTAGTTAATGCGCTTGATGATGGCGACACTTTAGCATTTTCTTGAATAATATCAATTTCTAAATTATATCTTGTATAATTTAAATTTTTAATATGTGAAGATATAATTTGAGCTTTTTCTTCTTTTGTTAAGTTAATAGTCATTTTTCCTCCTTTTGTATTATAGCATTTAAATTCATGCTGGCAAGTTAGATTTTAAAGACTCTAGAGTAGAAATTTGTAAATTATAGTCTCCAATTATTCTAACAATATTTGAATAAATTTCATTATCCGTGCTTGATATTGTCTCTAATTCTATTTTTCTAATTTCATGGCTATATTGTTCGGCTTTTAATTCCATAATATGGGCATTAATTATTGCTATTTTTTGTTCATTATTTAAATCAGGGCTTGTCATTAATTTACCTTTCTTATATTTGTTCTATTATATCATTTTTAAATAACCTGTAAAGGTCATTTTATACGCTAGCCGAGAATCCTGAAGAATATGTCTGACCATTAGTTCCTAATATTGTTGCTTCATAGCTTCCCCATCTAGCAGAGGTAGTTCTTGGTGTATCTCCCTCTTCTGTTCCAATTCTATAATTATAGTTCGAACCTCCCACGTTAATAGCTCCAGTGCTATATGAGCGTGTACCAGAATTTATTATAGTTCCAGAGGAACTTCCTGATCTAATTCTCCATGGATAACTAGGGTTTCCAGAGGTGCTTCCGCTGTAAGAAGCATTGTTCCATCCCCAACCAAATCGATTTGTGTTAACAGTAGATCTTGCAAATGCTGGTGGATTTGTGGTTAGCGATATAGATGGAGTAACAAATGAAGAGTTTGTGGTAAAACTATAGTTAGCCGATGCCGAATTACCAGTAGAAGAATAAACAGTAACAGTTCCAGAATAAGATGTGCTTGAGGATAAACTAGAAAAAGTATAGCTATTAGCAAAACCAATATTTGTACCGTTTACAGTAGAATACGATTGATTACTTGAAGACCAGTTGATTGTTGCACCGCTTGTAGTAATATTAGTATTTGCATTCATTGTAATTGTTGGAATTATTGGAGCCTGAGTAACAGTAAATTGATATCCAGCACTCCAGGCACTTATTGTTGAAGACGGACCTGTTCCAGTGTTAGTTGGACTTGATACAGATCTAACATACGCAAACCAGGCTGTGCTTGCGGAAGTGGGTCCAGTATTATCTGTTATGGGGCTTGAGCTACCATATTCATCATATG